CATTTACCATCGACCCGGCTGCAGTAGGAGACAATACTGGAACAGTCGTTATCGCTGGTAATTTACAAGTTGATGGAACAACAACCACAATCAATTCTACAACAGTAAATGTAGATGATTTAAATATTCAATTAGCAACAGGAGCAGCTAATGCAGCTGCAGCAGATGGAGCAGGTATTACTGTTGATGGAGCAAGTGCCACAATTACCTATGATGGTACAAATGATGAATGGGATTTTAATAAGAATGTAAATGTAACGGGGACTATAACTGCTTCAGGAAATATAACAGGCACACTTGCAACAGCAGCACAGACAAATATTACAAGTGTTGGGACTCTTACTTCTTTAAATACTAGTGGTTCAGTTACCTTAGACAAATCAGTAGCCTCTGGTAATTTTTTAACTGATGCCACAATATATCCATTAAGGTTAACAAATGATGACACAACTGCAGGAAATGCTGTAGCTATGACCTTTGGCCAGGGTGGATTTGATTTTACAAACTTTATTGCAAGTGTCAGAACTGGAACTGGCAATGACCCTAAAGGTGATTTAGTATTTGGTGGTCGCCCTTCAGATGGTTCTCCATTTGTAGAAAGAATGAGAATACAGGCTGATGGCCAAGTTGGAATTGGAACTGATAATCCTAATAGAGAGCTTCATTTATTAAGTTCAAGTATTAATAAACCTATGATAAAAATTGAAAGCACTGGAACTAATAGTTATCCAGGGTTTCAAATAGTAAATGATGCTCAAACATGGGAGGTTAGTACTCATGGCGCGCATTCCGATGCGTTAACTTTTTATAATGGTACAATACATACATTCGCTCTTGCTACAAATGGTCATGTTGGTATCGGTGAAACTGACCCTGATTATGCATTAGATATATCAAATGCCACTTCAGCTAAAATAAATCTTAAAGGTGGCACAAACCAAAACGGAATAAAGTTTAATGCTGCAGGAAATGATGGTGTATCAAGTTCTACATATTATCTTGGAGTAGGCTCAGACCTAATGGGCGCCACCGATTATGGTGCTATATTACTAGATGTTACAAATAACCGTTCAGTATTATTCGATGACCAAAGTAATAGTAGATTAGGTTTTTATAATAATTCAATGGTTATTGATTCTTCAGGCAACGTTGGAATTAACCGACAAAGTATAGCTCAACCAAGTTCAGGTGCCATTACCCTTGCGATACAAGGAACATCTAATGATAAGGCTGGTGCAATTAGATTATATTCAGCTAATGATTCAGTTGCAGCTTACATATATCCTGATAGCGCAAATGGTTTATCTATTAATACAAGTACAAGTCATCCTATGGTATTTAGAACTGCAGGTGCAGAAAGACTAAGGATTGGTTCTGATGGTTTGGCTGAATTTACTTCTACTAGAAATGAGTGGGCGATGCGATTAAACTCAGCGGGGACCCGTGCTGGTATAGTATTAGATAAGCCTGGAACATCAACTATAATGGGAAGTATGCTAATGTTAAGCGATGAAACATTTAGGCTTGGAACCGCTAGTAATTATCATATAAAGATGGACCAATCAGGTAATACTTATTTTGGGAATACTACTAATAACTCATTTTTTAATTCCAGCGGTAATTTATTGGTCGAACAAGCTGGAGGAATATTCTTTAAATCTGCTTCTAGTTATGATACAGTATATGGTGTAACAAATTATGTTTCACAAGGATATACTGGTGGAACTCAACATTATTGGCATCATTTATATTCTAGAGGTGGAACTCACATTACAATTAATACTGATGGTGGAGTCAATGCAGGTGAAAATGGATATGACGATTTTGTAATTTGGCAAGGAATACAGGATTCTGGTGAACCTTTATTTAGAGTTTCAAATACCGGTAGAGTGATTGCGAAACAAAACTATGAAATTGGTAATCATAAAACAAATAGAGAAGAATTTGGTGTTAATGCAATTAATACTATTGATGAAGCAACATCAGATATTAATACAACAGTAACAAATACATATGAAAATAGGTCTGGCGTATATTGGTTGAACTTTAATAGTAAAAAATTTAGAGCCTTTGTACGACCACAATGGTTACAAGGAAGAAACTGGGTATTAGCTGCAAAATTCTTTGCATTTAACGACATGCCAAGTGGTTCAGCTTTATGGACAAATGATGCTTCGTGGAATGGTGGGGACTTTGATTTAAACAACGGACACTTTTCTAAATATGGAAAAGTTTGGAGATACTTTGGATTTACTAGATTAGCAATGCAAATGGGAGACAGAATTGCTCCTATTATGCAATTTAGTTCAACACAAACTCTTTATGGAGCATTTAGTGGAGGAAGAGCTGCCAATGGTGGAGGTGTTTCTCCAACAAGTACAGACCCTGCTTTATCTACTGGAGCTACTTATCATGGTATGACAAATTATATGGGACCTGCATTTACAGATTTGGGCGGCCTAGAAGATAAGATGCAATCTTATGGTTTGAATAAATGGGCAAATAATTCTACTAATAGTACTTCTGCAAATAACCAAGGTACTTATAACAACAACGGCACGGTTAAAGGATTTCAACTTACTCTTGAAGATTCACATCCAAATGTAAGTGGCAATGACGGTGTAGGTTATGCTGGTGCATGGATAGGTTGTCCATTAGATGAAGGCAATTGTAATCCACTAGCCACCTCTTCAAATGGTGGAGCTGACTCTGGCTTTGGTTTTGGTGGAGGGTGCGGTAATAACCCAAGAACATGGACTTCAGGAATTGCAGAATGGGCAAGAGGAAATGAGGTTGCTAACTATTTACCAGGATATATTTGGTTAAGTGTAGACTAGGAGAGATTATGATAAATTGGGAAGATATAAAAACACAATCAATAGCAAATATAGATGATATTGTTGATAATGCAGGTGCAGTTTTATTAGATGGATTAACAGAAGCTAAAATAGCTGGAGTTGATTTACAAGAGCAATGTCAAGTTAATTTAGATAATTATAAGTTAGCCTGTAGTAATTTAGGTGATGACCAGGATAATGATGTAATCACAAAAGCTCAAACTTTTATTGATTCTTAAATAACAAACTATTATAAATAGAATATAATAGGAATTTAAATATGGCAAAACCAAACAGCAGACAAACATTTATTGATTATTGCCTTAGGTCACTTGGTGCTCCAGTAATTGAAATTAATGTGGACGAAGACCAATTAGACGATAGAGTTGATGAAGCTTTACAGTTTTATCAATATTATCATGATGACGCAATCGAAAAAGTTTATTTAAAGCATGCGATAACTCAAACAGATATTGATAATGGTTATATTACAACTAATGATTTAATTACAGATGTTGTACGAATTTTACCATTAAGAGATGCTGTTTCATCAACAGATATGTTTGATATTCGTTATCAAATGCATTTAAATGATATATATTCCCTAGGATTTTTAGGCAGTCTTACTGATTATGTAATGGGACAACAATGGTTAGCACTTTTGGATTTAGTAATAGATTCAGATGATAAACATGTTAACTTTGAAAAACATAAAAATAGATTAGAAATTTTTATGGATTGGTCCGAAGAAGTAGAAGTAGGAGACAATTTAATTGTTGAATGTTATCGTATTATAGACCCAGATACATTTACAGATGTATATAATGATTATTTTCTCAAAAGATATTGCACAGCATTAATCAAAAAACAATGGGGTCAAAACTTAATTAAATTCGAAGGTATGGTCATGCCTGGTGGAGTCACATTTAACGGCCGTCAATTATATGACGATGCCGTAGCTGAATTAGAACAATTAGTAGAAGAAGCACGATTGAATTGGGAAAAACCAATCGACTTTATGACAGGATAAAACATGCCGAGAAATGTATATTTTTCTCAGGCCGTAAAAAGTGAACAAAACCTTTACGAAGACCTGATAATAGAATCACTCCAAATATATGGGCAAGATGTCTATTATATTCCTCGTACTCTAGTTAATAGAGATAATATCCTAAACGAGGACCCAGCATCAAAATTCGATGATGCATATCTCTTAGAAATGTATATTGAAAACTCAGATGGATTTGAGGGTGCTGGTGATTTATATTCTAAATTTGGATTAGAAATTAGAGATGAAGCAACCTTTATTGTTTCACGCAGAAGATGGGAAACAAGAGTTGGTATTTTTGATGATAATCTCGTTGACCCAAGACCACAAGAGGGTGATTTAATCTTCTTACCAATGACTAATTCATTCTTTGAAATTAGTTATGTTGAAGATGATAATCCTTTTTATCAGTTATCCAATTTACCAGTTTATCGAATGCAGTGTTCATTATTTGAATATAATGATGAGGACTTTGATACAGGCATTGAAAATATTGATGTTAAATCATCACAAGCTGCATATATGCAATCAATGGAAGTTACCATTACAGGTGGTAATCATTTTGAGGTTGGAGAAATTGTAGAACAAACACTTGTTGCTGCAGCTGGTGACACACCAGCAATTAAAGTATTTGGAGAAGTATTACAAAGAACAAAAGTGTCAGACATATTAACAAAAATTTATGTAGGACATATTGGTGCTTCTGGTACAACTACAGCCAAGGATTTCACAGTAGGTGGAACAATCACTGGTCGAACAAATAGTTATACAGGAACAATTGCAAAAATATTTAGTGATTTAACAGATACCACAGGACAAGCCTGGGCTAGTGATGGTGGTGCAGATAATGTTGATTTTGAAATAGACGCTGATGGATTTATAGATTTTAGTGAATCAAATCCATTTGGTGACCCATCGGAGACATACTAATGTTTGGTGACCATTTTTATCATGCCACAATGCGTAAATCAGTTGCTGTATTTGGTACACTGTTTAATAATCTAAAGGTTATCAGAAAAGCTTCTGATGGTAGTGTTTTAAATCAAATACGAGTTCCTTTGGCCTATGGACCAAAACAAAAATTTCTTGCACGTTTAGACCAGGAAACAGGTTTTGATGCTCCTATGGCAATTAAACTTCCAAGAATGGCTTTTGAAATTACAGGTTTGGCGATTGATTCCACACAGAAATTACAAAAGAGAAATAAAATAGTAGAAGCACACGGTTCCGATGTAGGTAAAAAGAAAACAATAAAACATCATACATCATATAATATAGAAATGTCACTGTATATTATGGCAAAAAACCAAGATGATGGTTTACAAGTTGTAGAACAAATATTACCATATTTCAGCCCAGAATATAATGTTACAATAACTCCGGTATCTGGCTTTAGTCATAAACAAGATGTTGCTGTAATATTAAATGGTGTTAATATTGATGACCAATACGAGGGCGATTTTGTAGAGCGAAGAGTATTAATATATCAATTAGACTTTACAATGAAAATGAAATTTTATGGTCCTACAAGCGACCAAGGTATTATTAGAGAAATTAATATTGATTTCCATGATAAAGATAATACAGCAAAATTATTTGAGGAAATGGACTTCACTATTGGTTCCACAGATACGGAATCAAGTTATACTGTGACTACAACCATAACACAAGATGGTATTGAATAATGGAAAAGAAAGAAAAAATGATGGCAAAGTTAGAAAAGAATTTGCCAGAAGTAAAACAAAATAGACCTATTAAATTCGATAAGGATATAAAAGACGATTACGAATTTTCTCGTAAAACGTATAAGGATTTAATTTATACTGGTACAAGGTCAATGGATGTCCTTGCAGAATTAGCAAGAGAATCAGAACACCCAAGAGCATTTGAAGTGTTATCACAAACAATTAAAAACATTGGTGATACCACAGAAAAACTTATGGCTTTACAAAAGCAGAAAAAAGACTTGACCCAAGAGGAACGAGAGGAATCTAAAAAAGTGACAAATAATAATGTTTTTGTAGGAAGCACAGCTGACCTACAGAGAATGTTATTAAATAAGGATAATGTAATAGATGCAGAGAGTCAAGAATAATGAATTTGGTTACTTAGGTAATCCAAATGTCAAAAGAGATGGTGTCGAAACTTCTTTTACAAAAGAGGAAATTCTAGAGTATCAGAAGTGCATGCAAGAACCAGCATATTTCGCAAAGAAATATGTGAAAATTATTTCACTTGACGAAGGTTTAGTACCATTTAATTTATATCCATATCAAGAGAAAATGTTTAAGCATTTTAAGGATAATAGATTTAGTATTGTTCTTGCGTGTAGGCAAAGTGGTAAATCAATATCATCTGTTGTATATCTATTATGGTTTGCTGTATTTCACCCAGAGAAAACAATTGCAATATTAGCAAATAAGGGTGCTGTGGCAAGAGAGATGTTGGCAAGAATTACACTTGCATTAGAAAATTTACCATTCTTTTTACAGCCAGGTTGTAAGGCATTAAATAAAGGTTCAATTGAATTTAGTAATAATTCAAAAATAATTGCATCAGCCACATCTGGTAGTTCAATTAGGGGTTTATCTATTAATTTGCTCTTCCTTGATGAGTTTGCCTTCGTTGAAAACGATGCACAGTTTTATACATCAACATATCCTGTGGTATCTGCTGGTAAAGATACACAGATTGTGATTACATCTACAGCAAATGGTATTGGTAATATATACCATAAACTGTGGGAGGGAGCATCGCAAGGAACAAATGAATTTAAACCATTCAGAGTCGATTGGTGGGATGTTCCAGGAAGAGATGAAAAATGGAAACAAGAAACAATAAACAATACTTCTGAACTACAATTTGAGCAGGAGTTTGGTAATACATTCCATGGAAGAGGTAATACACTCATAAGTGCAAACCATTTATTAGCACAACAGAGTAAGGACCCAGAGTTTTATAAAGAAAATGCCTTTATATACAAACAACCTATTGAAGGCCATGAATATGTAATGACCGTTGATGTTTCAAAAGGTCGAAGTCAGGATTATAGTACATTTACAATTATTGATGTTACTGAAGAAACATTTGAACAGGTTTGTGTGTTTAGAGATAATAATTTATCGCCATTATTATTCCCAGACCTAATATACAAATATGCAAAAACATATAACGAGGCATATGTTGTTATTGAATCAAATGACCAAGGTGCGGTTGTTTGTAATGGTTTATATTATGATTTGGAATATGAAAATATGTTTGTTGAATCCACAGTTAAGGCAAATGCCTTGGGTGCAACAATGACCAGAAGAGTGAAAAGGATTGGTTGTTCCAGTATTAAGGATTTAATCGAACAGAAAAAATTAAAGATATACGATGCACAAACAATAATCGAAATGAGTACATTTGTATCCAGAGGTAGTTCATTTCAGGCAATTGCTCCAAACCATGATGATTTAATGATGAATTTAGTTTTGTTTGCTTGGTTTACAACAACAGATGTATTTCAAAATTTAACAAACATTGATATGAAAAATATGTTATATAGAGAAAGATTACAAGCAATCCAAGATGATATGCTACCATTTGGCTATGTTGAAAGTGGAAATTATGAAAGTATAAATAGAAGTGTAGACGCAGATGGTAATATCTGGTTTGAACAGGAATGGAAAGGACATGGAAAATTATAATATTTTAAAAGAGGAACCAGGTATGAAGCCATATAAACTTGTTATATTCCACAATTCACATGAAAATTTAAGAGATGTTGGAAAGCAAGATAGACCTGATGTTAAATTAATGAATAAAGCCGCAAAGGCAGTTGGTATTGAATTATTTAATGCAGAATATTCTGGTAGTTATATCGAAGAAAAGGATGGAAAAATGTTTCTACATTCCTTTGACTTTGATGAAACTGGTAAAGCAATCAAACCAAGCGAAGATGGTAAGACACATTATCAAAAACCATTTGAAATTAGTCCACAGGATACATTAATATTTCCTAGAGGATTAGGAACATTAGGATTTACAACAAACAGACGATGGGTTGATATGATAAAACTCTTAGAAGATGCTGGTTTTTATACAGTACCTTCGCTTAAAACTTGGGATATATGTTCAAGTAAATTCTATTGTAATGAATTATTTAGAAAAAATGGATTACAAACACCCAAAACGGTTCCTATTACATATTCAGATGATGCTGAAAGAGCTGTTAAAGACGCAGGTTTAAAATTTCCAATTATATTAAAAGCTTCATCTGGTTCACAAACTGGTGTTGGTGTTGTAATTGTAGAAAGTATGCGTTCACTTCACCCAACAGTCCAGATGTTATCATTATTAAGTAAAAATATTGACCTTCTTGCTCAAGAATACATTAATGTTGATTATGATGTAAGGGTTATTGTATTGGATGGCGAAATTATTGCAGCAATGAAAAGAAAAGTTATATCTGGTGACGCAAGAAGTAATGCATCATTGGGTGCTGAAACAGAGGCATTTGAATTAACAGAAATAGAGAAAAGAGATTCAATTAAATCAGCACAATTATGTAAAGGTACGCTGGTTGGTGTAGATTTCCTTCCAGCAAAAAATAGAGAAAAGGACCAACCTATATTGTTAGAAATAAACAGTATGCCAGGATTTGGTGGTATCGAAAGGTCCACTAAAGGTAAAAGTGTTACAAAAGAAGTATTAAAACACTTTATGGATAGGTCCAAATGGAAAACAACGAACGAGAGTATAGTACGAGTAGAAAGGTGGACCTTATAGGATATATTATATTATAAATAATAGTATTGATTATTCGTATTATGTAACTTATTAACTAACTCAATAACATAGAGGATAAAGCGATGGCATTTCAAGTATCACCAGGCGTGCAGATTAAAGAAATCGACGCCACAAATGCAGTTCCAGCAGTATCAACCAGTATTGGTGGATTTGCGGGTGCATTTAATTGGGGTCCGGTAGACGAAGTTGTATCAGTAGGTTCTGAAAATGAACTTGTTGAAAAATTTGGCGCGCCAGACAACAATACAGCAAAATACTTTCTCGTAGCTGCGTCATTCTTAAAGTATGGAAACGCACTGAAAGTAGTCCGTGCTGCATCTGGTCACGTTAACGCGACGGCTGATGGAACAGGACAACTTATTAAAAATGAAGATGACTACGATAATAACTATGCAGACGGTAGCCTTAGTGTTGGTAATTGGGTGGCTAAATATCCAGGAGTTATTGGAAATAGCTTAAAAGTGTCAATGATTACTCAAGGAATCACTTCCTTTAGTTCATGGACATATGCATCTAACTTTGATGCAGCACCAGGTACATCTGACTACGCGACAGGTCTTGGTAAAACATCAGCAAACGATGAAGTGCATATTGCAATCATCGACGAAGATGGAGTTATTTCTGGAACACCAGGAACAGTATTAGAAACTTTTGGTTTCTTATCACAAGCATCAGATGCTAAAGATGGCTCTGGTACATCATTATTTTACAAGGATGTGATTAATGCACAATCTAAGTATATTTGGTGGACTGACCATGACTCATCATTATCAGATGCTGGTGAAACAATAGCAGCTAATACTTCATTTACCACTAACTCAGCGGCAATCGAAGATTCACTTTCGGGTGGAACAGACGATAACGCACCAACAACAGGCGAAATAGCAACTGCATACGACCTTTTAGAAGATGCTGAAACTGTTGATGTTAATTTATTATTTGCAACTCCTGACGCTAATGGCGCAGAAACAATTGCAGAGGATTTAATATCAATAGCGATAGCAAGAAAAGATTGTATGGCTTTTGTATCACCACCAATAGAAGACACAGTAGGTAGTTCAAGCCCTGCAGCAGATGTTAAGACATTCGCTGATGGTTTAACTTCTACTTCTTATGCTTCTTGTGATTCTACAGCACTATATGTATATGACAAATATAACGATGTATACAGATGGATTGGAGCTGCTGGACATCATGCAGGATTATGTGCAAATACAGATAATGTAGCTGACGCATGGTTCTCACCAGCTGGTGTTAACAGAGGACAACTTCTTGGCGTAACAAAATTAGCATTTAACCCTAAGAAAGCAGATAGAGATACTCTTTATAAAGCAAGAGTTAATCCTATAGTATCATTACCTGGACAAGGTACTTTACTATTTGGAGATAAAACTTTATTAAGTAGACCTTCAGCGTTCGATAGAATAAATGTACGTAGACTCTTTATCGTATTAGAAAAAGCGGTTAGCACAGCAGCTAAAGCGCAACTATTCGAATTTAACGACGAATTTACAAGAGCACAGTTCAGAAACTTAGTTGAACCGTTCTTAAGAGACGTCAAAGGTAGACGTGGACTTACAGATTTTTCAGTAATCTGTGATAACACTAACAACACTAGCTCAGTAATTGACGGTAATAAATTTGTAGCTGATATCTTTATCAAGCCTGCAAGAAGTATTAACTTTATTACATTGAGCTTCGTAGCAACAAGGTCCGGAGTTGAATTCTCCGAGATTTCAGGTTCATAGGAGATTAAGACATGGCAATATTAGGCGTAGACGATTTTAAATCAAAATTAGTAGGCGGTGGAGCAAGGTCTAACCTTTTCAAGGTGACTATGAACTATCCAAGTTATGCACAGGGTGATGTTGAACAAACATCCTTTATGTGTAAAACAGCTCAGATGCCTGCATCAATT